TTGTCAGAAGAACGGATTAAAAAGTTTTACAAATAAAGTTATAGAACTTGTTAAGGAAGATTTAAAATGAATGATGGTTGGATAATTCTTCATAGAAAAATTTACAATTCTAAAGATTTTAACAATCAATTAGAAGTTGCTATATTTATGTATCTTTTAACAATGGCTTCGCACAAACCAATTCAGGTTGTTTATAGGAAAAAAAAAATTACATTAAACAGAGGTGATATTTCAATAGCTTATAGGGATTTATCTAAGAAATTTAACATTTCTAAAGACAAGGTTAGAACTGTTATTAAAAATTTAGTTGCTTCAGGAAACGTAAGACAAACTTTGCACAAACGTCTTAGCATATTTACCATTGTAAAATATGAGAAATATCAACAAATAGAAAAAAACCAAGACAAACTATCCCACACAGAACAAACAACTAATACTAATATACTATATAGTATAAATAAAAATGATAAGAGTCTTAGCAATATGACTGTTAAACCTAAGAAAATTACTATTCCTACCTTGCAAGACTTAAAAACTAAGATCATTGAGAAACCAAGAGAAAAGAACGAGTTTGAAATCATGCGTGAAAAACTTGATTCTGAAGATTATGAAAAATGGGTTCTTCGTCAATTAAACTCTTGATTTGCTTATCTATTTAGTTCTTTAAAAATTATATATTTACAAGTCTATAAAATATCTCTATTTGGGGCTTTATTAACCAGCAGGAGAAGTTATGAAAATAGAAAAGATAATAGCTAAACTTGAAAAGGCACAAGACAAGATCAACACAGAATTTGATTCTTTGCGTGATATGTTAGAAGATCATCTTGAAGAAATGGAATCAGATGAGACGTATGATGATACTGACGAAGATCTAGACGAAGATCTAGAAGATTCTGACGAAGAATAATCCAATTAGATAAGCTGTAAAGCTGGAAGGTTATCGCAATAACCTAAACAATAATGAATATAAAATTATTAAGTGGGAAAGTCTATGACTATGTAATAATAGTTCTATTCCTATTTTCTGTATTTTTTGTAGGAACATTTTTTCCCAATCAACTCGTCAAGGAGAAGATCAGGCAAGAAACAATAAAGCATATCAAAGCAATAGGTTCATTCTACGAACCCAAGATAGACACAAGTTCCAGCGAAAAATTCATAGACTCAATGAAAAAATGTATAGCTTACATTAATATTGATTTAAACAAGCAGGAACAAATACCAACATTACTAATTATAGCACAAGCCATTGTAGAATCTGATTATGGTACAAGCAGGTTTGCTAAGGAAGGTAATGCTCTTTTTGGAGTTAGAGTTTGGTCTAAGAACGGAATACTTCCATTAAAACAAGACGCATCTATTAACTGGAGAATTAAAACTTACAAAACAAAATGCAGTTCAGTAAAAGATTATGTATCAATATTAAACAACAATCATCACTATTCTGAATTTAGAAATCTAAGACAAAGAACAAAAGACCCTATTAAATTAGCAGAAACATTGGGCAACTATTCTACTTCACAAACATACCGAATAGAGATAGTTAGAATGATAAACAAGATTAAGGATAAAATATAATGGCTAACGAAACCACTTCTACAAGCACAGCAGTTTTATATACCAATCGTAAAGCAAAAGGCACTTATAGAGTTTATAAACCAAAAACTTTAAAGATGCCGAAAAGGAAAAAGAAATGAAAAAAGCTATTTACGACAGACCAAGACCAGCAAGACTTGGCAAACCAAAACCATTTAATACTAAAACAAAAGCTTACAAAACTGCAAGACGTTCATCAGGTCAAAAGTTCGGCAAGAAAAATAGCTTTGTTAAAAACCTATACATAGCAAAGAAGCTTAAAAGAAAATGAAGTTACCTAACGAGATAGTCTTTGGAAGCAGACTTATTAAGTTAAACCTTATTGACCACGAGACAGCTTCTAAGAAGAACATATTTGGACAATTTGAATATAGTAAAAACCTAATGACTTTAGACAAATCATTAGACCCTATTGAGATGAGTAATACTTTGTTACACGAATTATTCCACTTACTACATGATGAATACAAAATAGATTTAAGTGCAAAAGCTGAAGAAATATCCTGCAATTCATTAGCTAATGGTATGTGCCATATCCTTTATCAAAACCAAGAATTATTAGACTTCCTTTACAAATCTCTTAAAAAAGAATAATTAGCATATTACGATACATCAATCGGTTAATATGGCTAAAGATATACTAGTAATAGATAAACAAGAAAATAGGGGTAGACCGAATTTTGACTTTACACCTAAATTATTAGATCAGATAAAAGACTTAGCCAGTTATATGTGTACCAAAGCAGAAATAGCCAGAATTATTGGTTGTTCTGAATCTACACTTCAAAGAAATCAATTAGCCCAAGAATCTTATGAACTGGGGGTTGCACAAGCAAAAAAGTCTATTAGAAAAACCCAATTTGATATTGCTACTAAACTTAATTCCAGTATTATGGCTATGTGGTTAGGTAAAGTTTATCTTGGACAAACCGACAAGATACAAAATACTGACGACAATATTCCTTTACCGATCTACGACATAGTAGAAGAACCACAAGAAGTTATTGAAATGAAGGAAGTTAAAAATGAGTAAATGTATATTCTGTCATAAACTGATGATGAACAAATTAGAGCAACACGTTAAAGCTTGTTCTAAATGTATCGTAGATTTACTTTCCAAAAAGCATAATTTAAAAGTTAAGAAACAAGCACCAATAATAATTAACACTAGAAAAAATGGTTAAATTTAGTTTAAGAAGTTCTGATAAAAGCAAAAAGGGTGGATTGTCTGCATCTGGTAGAGCAAGATATAATCGTGCTACTGGAAGCAATCTAAGACCACCAGTAAAAGGCAGACCAAACACAGCAACAGAATTTAGACGCAAAGGTTCGTTCTTAGTTAGAATGGGAAGTGGTAGAGGTAGATTGTTTGACGAGAAGGGCAACAAGACTAGATTAAAGCTATCATTGGAAGCTTGGGGATATAGAGGTAAAAGCAAACCTGAAGCAGTAGCTTTGGGCAGAAGGTATTTAAAAACATATCAAAACAAAAAGAAATGATACAATGTGTGGGCGAAAGAAACCAAAGATGTTAGATAAGAAAATGCGAGGAACAAACGACTTAGAAGTTATTATTTATAATCTTAAAAAAGAAATAGACAGACTAAACGAAGAACTACAAGCCAAAGACATTGAGTTAAAAAAACTTCAGTCTAATGATTAATGTCTTTATTGGATATGATAGCAAAGAGAAAATAGCTTACCACATACTAGCCGAGAGCATACTAAGACACAGTTCAGTACCAGTATCATTCACACCAATTTATTTACCTAACATTAAAGATTCATTTAATAGACCAAAGAATAGTTTATCATCTACTGAGTTTTCTTTTAGCAGGTTTATAGTTCCTTACCTTATGAACTATAATGGTTGGGCATTATTCCTAGATTGCGATATGCTATTTAAAACTGACATCAAAGAACTATGGGATTTAAGAAATGATGATTATGCAGTTATGGTTTGTCAGCATGATTATACACCTAAGCACTTATCTAAGTTCGGCAATCAAATACAAACTTTTTATGACAAAAAGAACTGGTCTAGTTTAATGCTAATGAATACAGCTAAATGTAAACAGCTTACAAAAAAATACGTTAATGAAGCATCAGGATTAGAACTTCATCAATTTAAATGGACTGACAAGGTTGGTGGCTTACCTTTAGAATGGAATTGGTTAGTTGGAGAATATCCACACAATCCTAAAGCTAAGAACATACATTTTACAGAAGGTGGTTGTTATTTTGATAAGTACGAGACTTGTGATTACTCATCAGATTGGTTTGATGTTTATACGAATACTGTTAAGATTCAATTATGAAAGCTTTTGTAACTGGTTGCGACAAAAACTACATAGATATACTTGATTGGTTCTTAGAAGGTTATCATAAGCATATTAAGATTCCTTTATACATAGCAAACTTTGGAATGTTAAAACAATATCCTAATTCATTCTTAGTTGCTTCAGATGGCAGGACTTGGTTCTATAAACCTAAGGCAATAGAAAAAGTACCAGCAGATAAAATAATTTGGTTAGATTGCGATATAGAAATCAAAGAAGATATATCTGATTTGTTTGATATGCTAGATGACTGCGATTATCTTGTTAGTAAAGATCATGCAGTTAGAACTGATAGATGGCAAACTGGAATAGTCGGCATAAACAATAAACAAGTTTTAAAGAAATGGTTTGATAGATGCGAGATGAGACAAGAACGAGGAGATCAAGAAGCATTTAACATAATAGCACACGAGTTTAAGATCAATAGAATACCAGACAATTATCATGGGTTAAGATTAGGTAAGAATAATGATATAGCTAAAACAATACATTGGACTGGAGATGATGGAAAAGAAATTATTAGAGAGAAGATTCGTAAGTCAGAACAGAAATCCAAACATAATCTCAGTACCAATTAAGTTCATTAAGTATTCAAATCAATTTAACAAACATAATTGGCTTAGTCTTAAAGTAAGATCAGAACGAGATAACTTATATCTG